TTGCATCCATGTTCTTCTTGTTAGTTGTCGCCCAACAAAAGAAAGGGCGCGGTCGCACTCGACCTTTTTGTGTCACATCTGACATCTCAGCAGTCACATCGGTTGTATTAATGTACTTCACAATCGGAAGCGTCGGATTGTATTGGACAGTCCCGAACTTAGCGTTCGCTATGTCGTCAAAACCAACAACTTTGGAACTGGAAGATACATTATCCTCAAAACGTTGCTTCGTATCAATTTGTGTGCACTCTTTGGGATCATATACCTGACCCATGGCATGCGCGACAGTCTTAATTAAAAGTGTAGTCAAAGTGGATTTACCAATGGAAGAATCCCCAAATAGGCTAACAGCAAAAGGGGTTATTCTGAGTGTTGTAGCTTTCTCAAGAAGAATCATTTGTTCATCGATCTGAGAAAGGGTGACGAGTTTTTGATGAAGATCGTGTCCAAGCCAACCATCATAAGAGATGGACTTCATACGTTTACACTGTTGAAGGAGATTGCGAACTTTCTCTTGGTAGCCAGTCATGTCATCGAGATTGCCGTTTGCAGCCAAATACCGTTGGCTAACAACCTCAGTGTATCCAGTCTCGAACTGCTGAATAGATTGATCCTCGAAAAGAAGAGGATCAAGGGACCTCTCTTTGATACACCTGTATCCTGTTGTCCAGAAATAATCAATAGTTTTGACTATGGCATCTAGAAAATCGGTGCAATCGTTTACATCGCACCAGGGGTGTATTTTTAGAAGTTGAAGAGTTCCAACATTCCATTTGTATCCTTTAAAATCGGAGACGATCATGGAGGCGAAGCCAGAAATCACAAGATTGATATTCTTGATGTTACGATTATTTTTGAGTATCGTTAATTTCTTAGCAAAGCCAGTGAGGAAGAAGGGAGAAGGTCCTTCCGTCTCGAGAGATGTTGGTGTTCGTTCTTCGTCAGAAACCACAGTTGCTGAACAATCCTCATCAGTAAATAGAGAATAGAGATCAGTTAACATTTCCGTAATGGATTTTTCGCGAATATTCATTTTTAGGCATGCAATGCACGCAGCAAGAATATCCGCGAAATTGCGGGATCTGTAGAGCTGGTAGGAAAAAATACCGAAAGATTCGATAAGATTTATCCAAGGAAGAGCTTCAGTCTTGTCTTCTTTTGAAAGTTTGGCGACTTCTTTGAGTAACCGTTCATCGATATTCATCGTTTCATTAGAACATGGTTTTCTCTTCCGTTGTTTGTAGCCCTTTTTGTTATGGCGTCGTGAAATACCATCAAGTGGGT